GTCATTGCCAGCAGAGTAGTGCTGGTTATATGTGCTAGCAATGTAATCACGAAGCTCCTGAAGGAGCTTGTCTTCATTATATTTAAAAGTCATATTACTCGGAAAAGATGGTTTCCAGTTGATCATGATAGCACTCAAACACTTTGCCGTCAATACTTTGAACATAGAGTTTGAGTCCATCACCATCAAGAATTTTAACAGATCGACCGTCCTTAAGGACGGCGATACAACCACGATATCCGTGGAACTCGGTATCAGTTTTCATCGGATTCCTCCACTTTGTCATCGATCTTCTCATAGAGAGAAAGGAATGATTCCTTAGTTTCATCATCAAAACGGTTGACACAAGATTGAATTGCCTTCATCCGCTTGCCGAAAATCTTGTAAGCATTGATGATGTGAACCAGACGACGGGTGCTGATAATCTCATCAATACCACCATCATTAAAGGTCTTACGGATGATATCTGCCCAATCAACTAGACGAGATACAAACTCAGCGTCATCACACATCTTGCCAAGGATCTTTGCCTCAACAGCAGGGGTAGGATACTCCTGCTCAAAGGTCAGGGCAAATCGCTCAAGGAATGCTTCGTTGAGAACGTTAGTGCCGATGAAGCGACCATCATCGCTACCCTTGCCCTTGGTGTTGGCAGTAGCAACCACAGTGAAACCAGGAGCAGGGACGACATACTTACCAGTTTTCTTAAGGAACACACCCTTGCCTTCAAGGATAGATTGGAGACACAGGATCTTATTGGATGCCAGGTCAACCTCGTCTAAAAGCAGCACAGCTCCCCTCTCCAGAGCTTCGATGACAGGTCCGTTGTGCCAAACAGTGTTGCCATCAACAAGACGGAACCCACCAATAAGATCATCTTCGTCGGTTTCAATGGTAATGTTTACACGAATCAACTCTTTATTTAGAGCAGCACATGCTTGTTCAACAGAGAAAGTCTTACCATTACCAGACATACCAGTGATAAACACAGGGTAGAAAATACCAGAACCAAGGATTTTCTTGAGGTCGGTAAAGTTACCGAACGGGACGAAACCATCGTCTTTCTGGGGAACAAGGTTACGATCTTCCCGTTCGGGAGCAACCATCTCTTCCAATTGCTCACGTGCTTCTTCGATGGTCAGGTTCCACTTACCACGACCAGTTTTGTAGGGTTCCATACGATTACAAATAGTAGCGTAAGAATAACCCATGTGCTCAGCACCTGCCTTGATAGCAGCGGTGCCAACCTCGGTGCCAAAGTTCTCTTCAATGTAAGCGAAGAGTTGAATCATATCGATGTGAGCGGGACGGGGCATTGTGCTTTGTTTGTTGATGAACTAATTATAGGGGCAGAGTGGGGCAGACTCAGGGCAGAGTGGACAGTTCAGGAAACGACCGTGGCAAAGGAGGACAGGATCTTTTTGTTGGTCGTCTTTGCCTTGAGCATTGAACGGAAGGACTTGCTGATCTCAGTCTTCTTAGCACCTTGTTCAACATCAAACTCAACGTCAGAAGACAGTGTAGTTTGACCGAGAACATAGAGAGAATCATATCCAAGACCATTAAGTTCCCAGGATTTTTGTTTCCTCCACTTCTTCATGACAGCATCATGATCGTGATTCCAACCATGGATACCTTTGTACAGAGAACTGAAATCACCGCCATTACCAATTCGGAAACCGATAAAGTTAACCTCTGGAAAACTATCTTTCAGATTCTCCAGAAGAATAGTGGTCAAACTATTGGTAATCTCATAATCAAAGTGACGATAAGTTCTGCCAATCTTAGGATCACGAAGGCAACAGTTAGCTTGAACGCTACGGTTGCCAACATACTCATTCAACTCAACATCATAGCTTAGGTTGTTTCCTTCACCATCAGTAAGAATACAGACATTAACTTTCTGAAGATCATTCGCTATTCGGAAATAGGGAATGAGAGTCTTGAGAGTGATCAAACTTTCATTGAGAGGAGTGCCAGACAGATCCAGACCCATAGGGTTGTGATAGTAAATAGCACTCCTGCTGTAGTAATAAGCAAGACGATACAGATGCTTAATGCTTGTATCAAAACTCTTGCTGTTGCTACGGGAAGTAGCAAGGTTCAGCAGAGAGAATCGTTTGTGAACAGAAAGCATGTTGTTCTTACGTTCGTAAGCATACTCTTTTACGTACTCAGTTTCTTCTCCACCCTCAAAAATAGAGTTGTTCCATTCATAGGTGAAAGCATAAACCTCAAAAGGAATCTGAACCTTACGGCAGAACCAACAAAGGTTGATGAGTTGCTTGACAGTATCCATGAGTACAGTGCCCATCGATCCAGACCAGTCAAGAATAAAAATCATGCCATGGTTCTTACCATCAGGCAGAACAGTCACTTTCTTGAAGATGTCATCAGAATACTTATAAGTATGAAGCTTAGAAGTATTAAGAACACCAGTCTTAGATTGACCAGCACGAGCATAAGCGTCAGCAGACTTACGGCACTCAAACTCCTTAACAAGGTAGTTTACCTCCTTCTGAGAAGATTTCTTGAAGTCGTTGAAATCAGAATCAACTCCTTCAAAAATGTTACCCCACTGCTCAGCACGTTGCTCAGCAAGTCCTTTCCAGTATTTACCAATGTAATCTTGAAGTTTATCGTAATCAACGATAACTCGGTCAAGATCAACTTTAGGAACCTCAAGATAGACAGGTTCCTGAGCATAAGAACGTTGGTTAGTCAGTTCTTCTGCTGCCTCATCAAAAGACTTTTGAGTTTGAGATTCGTAGTCTTCACCACCTTGCTTAGAGAAAGAAGGAGTTTCGAGATCGGCTTCATCACGTTTGCCGTTACCACTGCTGTCATCGGAATCATCGGTCTCTGCTTCAGTTTCTTGGGTTTGATTTTGTGATTGTGCTTCAGCAGAAGTAGACTCCTGTCCCTGCTGAGAAGATTGTGGAAGATTAGCAGGAGGAGTGTCTTCTTTCTGTTCGTCAAGATACTGTTTTAGTTCACGACAAACAGAGAGAACATCATCAAAGGTCTCACACTCAGCAACCTTGTCTACAAAGATTGTCTCACTAGATTCAAAAGGAATGAGAGCATAAGCACCAATCTTAAAGTGAAGGTTGATACGGTCGATCAGGTTGAACTTAGAAAGATCTTGATCTTTGATGTCAAAGAAGTCAGCATCGTTAAGTTCTTGGTAACCCCTGTAGAAGTCTTTGCTGAGACCAGCATACTTACGCTTCATTAACTTCTCAATACGAGCATCCTCCACAACATTAATGAAGTCTTTAGGAACATCGAAGTCCCACTTGTCAGCAGGTGTGTACAGAGCATGACCGACTTCGTGACCCACCAGCAGGTCATAGACAATGTTAGATGCCTTGTCCCACAGGGGAAGAGTCAGCACACGACGGAGCACGTCAAAAGAAGCAGTGCTGACCTTACGGTGCTCAACCACAAGGTTCTCGGTAGCGAGCAGTCGTGCCAGGTTTCCTCGGATCTCTTGGTTGAACATGTTCTCTCTCGGTTGATGAACATACTATAAAACCCCCTGGGGTCACCAGGAGGTCATAGTGGACAGTCTCTCAACTGTCAATACTCAAAGTTAGAATCGTCATGACCGACAGATCCCTTAGGCATTATATTAAAAGCTAACGAGTATCTTTTAATATCAGTTTTGTGTATTAAAACTTGATGCTGTAAAGAACTAGGAAACAATACCATCATGTTTGTTCTTGGTCTAAGTTCCCAAGACAAACTATTAAAGTAATTGTAATCAAATGGTTCTACATTTATAGTTATATGATTAGGATTGTAAAATACTAAAGGAGCACTGTCATTATCATATGCCCCAAAGTAAACAATACCGCTCAACCAAGAATTGGTGTGTGAATGTCGTTCACATCTACCACCTTCATATGTACGTGTAAACCATGAACTAGTGAATTGAATATCACACGGATACTTCATAGTATCAATTACATAAGAAAGACATTTGTCTCTCAGGTGCTTCTCAACATCTGGAAGTTTTGACAAAATATTTTTATCTTTAGTAACTGCTCCTAGACAACCATCATCCTCAATATCTTCTAACCATTCAACAGTATCTTTAAAATCATAAAGTTGTTTGGTAATATTAAAGTCAATATTACAAGTAGAAATAGGACTAGAAAAAGTCGGAACAATTTGCCAGTAAGGTTCTTGATCTAACGTGAATGGTGGGTAACTCATGCTTCAGATAAAACAGAATAATTTTTAATTTTATCAAACTTAAGGGTTCGATCAAACTTTCCTTCTAGACTTTCTTTGTGACTAATAACAAACACGTTTGTGTTGTCATCAAAGTTACGAAGGATCCATCCTAGTTCAC